AATCGCGACAGACCTCTTTGTTGGCGATGATATCTTTATTGGACCAAATGCTGCTACTAAAATTTCTCTATTTGGTGCAACTGGTAATGCAACATTTGCTGGCACTTTAGGTGTAACTGGTGCAACTACATTAACAACCCTTGCTTGCTCAACCATCACTGCCTCAGGTTCTGCAAACATTACTGGATCTCTGCTGATTAATACTAATAAGTTTACAGTTACTGCATCAACTGGTAATACTGCAATTGCAGGCACACTTAATGTAACAGGTGCTACAATTCTTGCTGGCAATCTTACAGTTAATAATCCAGTTGACTTTGACAGCACTCTGAATGTTGATGGTGCTGCTACATTCAACAACACAATCACCCAAAACAGCACATCTCTCTTTAAGGATAACTTTGTCCTACAAGGTGCATCTAAGGTCTTACAACTGAAGGATGGTGCTGGTAATGTCAAGGTTGAATTGCAGTCAACAACTGGTAATATCACTGCTAATGGTTTAATCAGCACCAGCACGCTGGCAACGTCCTCCAACGCCACTATCGGAGGCACTCTGGGAGTGACTGGTCAAATTACTGGTAATGTAACTGGTAACCTGACTGGCACCGCAGATAAGACAAACCTTGTTAATATCACCGAAACTGCGTCTTCTAACCTGACATACTACATACCCTTTGTTTCTGCCAACACTGGGTATACTGAGGTCCGCACAGACTCTTCAAACCTTACTTATAATCCCAGCACAAACACACTGCAGGTCAACAACTTCAAGTCAACCACCGACTTTGAAGTGCAGGGTAACTTGAATGTGACTGGAAATATTACTTTCTTCCAATCCCAAGTTGGTAGTATTGCAAACCATAATACCGATGCTCTTGCTGAGGGCACAACAAATCTCTACTTTACCAATGAGCGTGTTGATGACCGTGTTGCTGCTCTAGTTAATGGTGGCACAGGTATCTCTGCAGTATACGATGATGCAAATAACGTCCTTGGTCTGTCGGTTGACTTTGGTGAAATCAGCACTAGCAACTTGACGGAGGGCACAAACCTCTTCTTTACGAATGCTCGTGCTCGTGCTGCAATCAGCGCCTCTGGATCACTTTCATACGACAGTGGCACTGGTGTCATTTCTTATACAACACCAACCACAATTGCTTCACTGAGCAACCACACCACAACTGCTCTTGCTGAAGGCACCAACCTTTATTATACAGATGAAAGAGTTGATGATAGAGTTTCATCACTTATCGTTGGTGGCACTGGTATCAGCAGCACATACAATGATGCTGGAAATAGTTTAACTCTCGCTGTTGATTTTACGGAATTTAGCACAACAAATATCACTGAAGGCACTAATCAATACTTTACAACTGCTCGCGCCCGCTCATCGATTAGTGTATCTGGGTCTCTCTCATATAGCTCCAGCACTGGTGTTATTTCTTATACCGCACCGACACTTGCTACTGTAGCAACAACTGGTGCATATAGTGATTTGTCTGGTAGACCAACTATCAGCACATTCGGAGCATCTCTTATCGATGATGCTGATGCTGCAACTGCTCGTGCTACCTTGGGTCTTGGTACTGCTGCTACAACAAATAGCACTGCATATGCAACTGCTGCTCAAGGTACTGCAGCAGATGATACCAATAGCGATTTGACTGCACTTTACAGTGCTTTGAATGCAATTGGCAATGATGCTGGTATTGCAACTGTTGCTCAACTCAAGGCTGCTCTCGCCGCTCTCACTCGCCCCTGATAACCAATGGCAATCCCAACAACTAAAGCTCAATTAAAGGAATACTGTCTTCGTAAACTGGGAAAACCAGTCTTAGAAGTGAATGTATCTGATGATCAGATTGATGATGCTATCGATTACACCATTCAGAAATTCCAGCAATTTCACTATGATGGTGCAGAAAGAGTTTATCTGAAGCATCAGATTACCCAGGAAGTATTAGATAGAGCGCAAACTTCTGCCATCTCACTATCCCATGCTGGGAATGACACTTGGAAAGAAGGTAATGGTTATATTGAAGTTCCTGACCATATTCTTTCAGTAGAAGGTCTCTTCTCTTTTACGGATAAAGGCACAGCGAATATCTTTGATATTCGTTATCAGATGAGATTGAATGACCTGTATGACTTTACGTCAACGCAGTTCTATCATTACTACATGATTCAACAGCACTTGGAAACAATTGACTTTCTTCTAGAAGGCATGAAACCAATTCGTTATTCTCAGGTGCAAGATAGACTTTATATTGATTGGGACTGGCCAGCAGATGCTCTCCTGAATCAGTATATTGTTGTTAAGGCATGGCGTGCACTTGACCCAACAACATGGACAGAAATCTATAACCAAATGTGGGTTAAAGATTATGCCACTGCAAAAATTAAGAAGCAGTGGGGTCAGAATCTCACCAAGTTTACAGGCGTGCAAATGCCTGGTGGCGTCTCTCTGAATGGTGAGATGATTTATAATGATGCTGTTGAGGAATTAAAGATTCTCGACGAGCAACTTCGCACAACATGGGAAACACCACCACTGGACATGATCGGGTAATATGGCACTTAATCCTTTCTTCACTCAAGGCATTACTGGTGAGCAGGACCTATTAGAGGACCTCGTTGTAGAGCAAATCAAGATGTTCGGAAAGAATGTATATTACATTCCAAGGACATTGGTCAAAGAGGATACGGTCTTTGTAGAGGATACATTGTCTCAATTTAATGGGGCATTTGAGATTGAAGTTTATCTTGAGGATGCTGTAGGATTCCGTGGCGATAAAGACGTGTTTACAAAGTTTGGTTTGAGAATCTCAGACCAAGCAACTTTTATTGTTTCTAGAAAGAGATTCACTCAGGCAGTGGATAATAACGCTCAACTAATCGTGGAGGGTAGACCTAATGAAGGTGACCTTATTCACTTCCCAATGGTCGGTAAAACGTTTGAAATCCAGTATGTTGAGCATGAAGTGCCATTCTTCCAGTTGGGTAAAATGTATGTCTGGGGTCTGCGTTGTGAGCTCTTTGAATACAGCGATGAAGACTTTAACACTGGAGTGCCAGAAGTCGATGCAGTTGAGACAAACTTTGCCAATGCAATCACACTCACCATGCTTGACGGTGGGACAGGAGACTTTACCCCTGGTGAGACTATTACGGGATCCGTTACCAACTCTACTGCGGATGTGAAATCTTGGGACCCTGATACTGGCAAGTTAGTTGTCGTAAATCGCTCAGGAAGATTTACAATTCCCGAGAATATTACAGGTAACACCAGTCTGGCGACCTGGACAACTGGAAATTACAATACGATAAATAATGTGAATGACGATACAGATCAGAATTGGGATATTGAAACCCAATCTGATGCCATTCTGGATTTCACCGAGGGCAATCCTTTCGGTGATTTTGGTAACTCTGGTGGAACAATCTAATGTTAGGGACTTATACATATCACGAAATTATTAGAAAAACAGTTGTCAGTTTTGGCACACTGTTTAATAATATTGAAATCCGTCGCACCTCTGGTAGCAAGACGGAAGTTATGAAGGTGCCCTTGGCATATGGTCCCAAGCAAAAGTTTCTATCAAGACTGAGAGCAACTGGTGACCTTACTCAGAAGGATCAGGTGCAGATTACCTTGCCAAGAATCTTCTTTGAGATTAATGGTATTTCATACGATGCCACCCGTAAGTTATCTCCTACCCAAATCATTCGCCACACAACAGCGGATGGTCAGGATAAGAAGTCATTCATGCCTGTGCCCTATAACATCAGTTTTGAATTGGGCATTCTTGCAAAAAATCAAGATGATGGTTTGCAAATTCTTGAGCAGATTCTTCCATACTTCCAACCAAGTTTCAATATCACGATGAATCTGGTTGCTGAGATTGGAGAGAAGAGAGACTTTCCTGTTACTCTAACATCGGTGGACTACTCCGATGAATATGAGGGCGACTTTGATACCCGCCGCACACTGGTATATACCTTACAATTTACATGTAAGACATATCTGTTTGGTCCTATTAGCGACACCACGGATCAGGTCATCAAGAAAGCGCAGGTTGACATGTCCACTCGTTTGGACGTTACTGCTCCAAGAGAACTTCGCTACACAGTCACGCCAGACCCAGTTGACGCTGACCTTGGCGATGACTTTGGATTCAATGAGATTTACAGTGAGTTTACAGATGCAAGAGATTGGAACCCAACCACAGGACAAGACGAAGACGTTTGATGGGATTGAGGATGCTTTGAATGTTGAGACCGCTATAGTCCCAGCAGAAGAAGCACCCATCGCCCCCATTGAACCGACTACAACCAAGGACCAACTTAAGAAAGACTACGAATATACTAGAGCAAATCTCTATAGTCTGATTGAGAAGGGGCAGGAAGCGGTTGATGGTATTCTTGAATTGGCACAAGAATCTGACCAACCTCGTGCATATGAAGTTGCTGGACAACTTATTAAGCACATTGGAGACGTTGCCGATAAACTTGTAGACCTACAGAAGAAGGTCAACGAGATTGAGAATCCTAAGAAAGAGAAGCAAGTCAATACTACAAACAACACCATGTTTGTTGGTAGCACTGCAGACCTTGCTAAATTCTTAAAGTCCCAGCAAGATAAATAGTTTGAAAGAAACTGGAATTAGTTGAGATGTCGCGAAGAGTAATTGTACAATCGACTGAGGTAACTCTGAGTGCTGCTACAAATCTTGGTAGTGCAAGAATGGTTAGAGTGCTGAATGATACTGGTGCAAGTATCGTCCTTACCATCGATGACACTGCCCAAGCAGCAGCAAGAACGGATTACAAAACTCTAGGGTCTAGAGATATTACCATTGCTGCAGGTGAAACTATTTACCTGGAGAAAGAGCCCCTGGAAACTATTGCTGGGGTTGGATTGAAGTGCACACCTATCGCGAGACAGTAAAATGCCTGCAGTTAATCAACGTCAACGTCGTCTCTTCGGGATGGTCAGAGCTGCTCAGAAGGGTGAGACTCCAGCATCACCTCAGGTTGCTAAAATTGCTTCCTCCATCTCTGCTGCAGATGCAAAGAAGTTTGCCAAGACTAAGGAGAAAAATCTTCCAGAGTCTGCAGTACCAGGCAAACCAGCAGAGAAGGTTGGTGCCCTGACTAACATCGACATCCCTCAGGATGAGCGTGAGGCAGCAAAGCAAAGAACACTCGCAAAAGCAAAAGCAGCAAGAGAAAAGAGAATGAATACTGAAGAAACTGGTCTCGATGAAGGTATGTCCCTCAAAGATTTCAAGGCAAACCGCAGAAAACTCAAGCGTAAAGAAGCTTCTGACGATGCCAAGAAGAGAGGTCATGTTGGTAAGGAATGGTATAACAGTGGTAGGACCTATTCTCCTGATGAAGCAAAGAGTGGTCGTGCAAATATGCCTGATCATGAAAGACAAACAAGACACCGTAGTGCTGTAGATCCTGATAATGATAATGATGATATGTACTCAGCAGATAAGACGAAGAATCCTAAGAAACTCCGCAAGCAAAAGGCAATGGGTGAAATCAAGAAAGAAGGTTATCTTCCTGAGGAAGAATATGACCGCATGAAGGACCGCCGCATGGAGCGTGGCGGTGTTGATGGCAACACCCGTTATCCGTCAAAACCATCTGCAGGTAAATCAGAAACTGCTGCTGAGAAGAAAGCACGCGAAGATAAGCATAGAGAAGCAAGCAAGAAAGCACTTGATATGGTAAGACAGTCCATCACTGCCAAGTATGGCAAGGGTGCTCTGATGAATTCATTTGATGCTCAAGGTGAGACAATCCAAGAGGATGAGTATCGCAAACTGATGGCACAAGAGCGCAAGGCAGAGAAGGATAGAGAAGCAAATCGTGCTGGTCGTAAGAGTATTAGTCCTGGCAAACTTGCTGCTAGCACTGGCAGAGACTATGCTGATAGCAATATTAAGTTTCATGCGAAAGTGACTGGAAAGAAGACAACCACTGAAGAGGTTGTATCTGAAGCAGGTGATTATTGGCATCCTGATCCAGAAAAAGATAAGCGTATTAGTGGTGCTGGTAATAAAATGCGTGCTCGTGAAGACCAGGCAGCATCTGCTAAACCCAAAGAAGACCCCAAGAAATTGAAGCCAGGCGAGTCTTACATGGACTATGCTAAGCGTCAGAGAGCAGCATCTTCTACACCTACAACAACTGCTGCAAATAAGGAAACCTTTGGTGATAAGATTAAGCGTAAACTGGGCAACGCAGTTGACCGTGTTGCTGGTATCAAGAAAGAAGGCACCATCTCATATAAGGATTTCATCGCAGAAGGCAACCGCACTGGTCGCATGATGCAGAAGTCTAAGACTCAAGTTACTGGTCACATTTCTGCTGACCGTGGCGATGATGAGAAGGCAAACCGTGAGAAGCGTAAGGGTCTTGAGAAGGACCTTAAGAAGCATGGTATCGGTCACAAGAAAGGTGTGGGCGAGTATAAGTATGGTAGCGGCGAAACTGGTCGTGAGGTTTCATACCAAACTTCCAAACCTGAGAAGATGTCTAAGCGTCGTTTTGGTAAGGTAATGCGCCGTCTTGGTCGTAAGCATGGTCAAGAATCTGTAATTACCAAAGATGCTGACAAATCAGCAAAATTGCACTATACTGAGAAAGGTAGTAAGGCAAAGTCTGACTCAATCGGTAAGACTAAAGCGGGCAAGCATCCCGAAGGTTACGGTGAAACATCTGGCACCAAGGTGAGAAGCGGCAAACTTCCTAAGAAAACAACTAAAGGAGCATACCATTATGGCTGAGGTGAAAATGTGGGAGGGTGATGACTTCAAATGTAAGTATTGTGGAGTCAATCCCCCCAAGGGTCATTGGAGACCTGCAACTTGGTTAGAAAAGCATGAGGCAAACTGCCCTAATAATCCAGAGTTGAAAGAGAAATGATTAGTTTCAAGGATTTTCACGAGAGTTATAAAAAGAAAACACCAAAGACACCTGCAATCAATCCCCATCCTATGTCGGATGGTGAAAAGGATGTTAAGGAAGGTGCTGCCTGGACTCGTAAGGAAGGGCAAAATAAAGAAGGTGGTCTCAATGAGAAGGGACGTAAGTCCTATGAGCGTGAGAATCCTGGAAGCGATTTGAAGGCACCACAACCCGAAGGTGGTCCTCGCAAAAGATCCTTCTGTGCCCGTATGGGTGGTATGGAAGGACCTATGAAAGACGAGAAGGGTCGTCCTACTCGCAAAGCCTTAGCCCTTAGAAAGTGGAAGTGCTGATGAAATCCTACTCAGAATTCTTATCAGAAAGCGTCAACATCAAAGGCGACTTCAACGGCAATCTTTATATCAACTCTGCAGAGCAACAGCAAGTTGAAGAGAAGTATACTGCTGATATGGAATACAATGGTGAGTTGTATCGTATTGAGATGACCTATGAAGGAATGATTCCTGATAGGTTGGAGTTGACTGAGATGATTCAGTCTGAGTATCCTGGTGCAATCATTCAGAATGTGTATCCCCCTTCTGGAGATCGTAAAGTCATAGGTGCCAAGAGGGTTTTTCACAATTCTGAATGGAGCTGAATAAATGAAAAACTATATTATTGAAGATCAGTTTGCTTTACAAGTTGCTCGTAATAAAGTAAAAGGTGCCACATCAATTCATAAGTTTGGTGCTGTGCCAGCGATGTCACAAAGCGCCACAGGAACTATCTGGGATAAGAACGATACCGTTTATCCTTGGAGTGCTTTTGATACTGCTGGAGTAATTACTGCTGCTATTGCTAATGCTTCAGACAACGGTAAGATTGTGACAGTTGTTGGATTGGATGCTAACTACAACGAAGTGTCAGATACTTTCACATTATCAAGCACGGCAACTGTAGCAGGCACAGTTTCATTCAAGCGTGTGTTTAGAGCATATATTTCTACTGGTGATAACAACGTCGGTGATGTAAATTTTACCAAGAATGGATCTGATGTTTTGAGAATTACTGCCACCAAGGGTCAAACTCTTATGGCAATCTACACAATCCCTGCTGGTAAAACTGGATATCTTTATAAGGGAGTTTGTAGCGCCCAATCAGGTGCTGATGGTAGCGGACACATGTTTGTTAGATACTTCGGTCAAACAGCATTTAGGATCGGTCATTCATTTGAAGTTACTGGTGGTGGAGAATATGATTATGAGTTTGCTTTCCCCATTCGTATCCCAGAGAAATCTGATATTGATGTGAGAATAACAACCAGATCAAACAACGGACGCTATACAGCAGCATTTGATTTGCTATTGATTGCAAACGATACATCTCTCCCTGGGTCTACAGATTGATTTAATATTTAATAATTTCTACTGATGTCTTATATTAGTCTTAAGAATGTCTCATTTTGGTAAATAGTGGTATAATACATGTAACCGCTTGATACCTATGGTAGCGTTTTATCTTACGGTCCTCATCTTTGCTTGCATGGTTTGGTATGCAGGTCTAGAGG